CGATTGCAGCCTTTTCATCCTCGCTGGCAAGGCGCAGCCAGTTAGACGGGTACTGCGTACCGTCTGCGTCAGTGAAGGGGCGACCAACCGCAAGAGGCTGACCGTTGATTAGAAATCCCATGGCTAGATAGTAGCGGTGGTGTGTGCCCGTTTCATAGGTCAGCGGGCGGTAGCGGGCGAAACACCTTCCCCGCCGAATGGGTTTTCAGCAAATGCGGCAAATATATAGTGTCCATTAGTTGCGTTGCGATCTAGATAATTGCCGGGCACTCTAATTTTGAACCCATTACTTAAAAAGTCTATGTCTGGAACCGTATATTCGTTGCCATTGGCATCAAGATAAAACTCTCTAATTGTGCCGTTGTACGGATCCCTTTCTGCGTCACGTACAAACCAGCTGCCAACCGCATCTGTGCGCTTGAACAGAATGTATGCAGGTCTAAACCCGCAATACACAAACGGACCATCGCTGGATCCATTTCCGGTGTATTTGCCTATGCGTGAATAATTTTCGACTTCGGCAAAGCAGTAGGCGATGTAGTTACTGTTTAAGGCGTTGACTTTATCGCTGGTTTTTACGCTAAAAACTGTCGAAGTTGGAGCTGTATTGTTCCAGAAATCAACCGTAGCGCGGGAAACGTCTCTGTCTAGCTCGCAGGTCAGCGTTTCTGGCGCAGAAGTTTGGTGCATGTAGTAATGGTAAACCGGCCAAAAACGACTTAAAGTTCTGTTTTTGACGATAATCATTCCTGGAGCCACGCCTAAGCCATGACCCACTGTTCCTGCAGTACCAGTTCCTGCCCAAGCAACAATCGAGAACCCAGCGGAGGGGTTGGCGCTTACCGTGCTGGTGATACTGCCAGAGGTGTTGCTTGAGCCGCTGCCGCCTGCTTTCCAGTTCCAAGCGACAAATGTCTTGTTAGTTTCATTAACAGCGCCAGAACTGCCAAGCGAGAAACCATCGCTATTGAACGATGTCAGACTGGTTGCAACTGTTGCTTCTACACCTGTGTCGTTGGGATAAATCTCTTTTGTTGCTCCACGAACTGCATCTATTGTCCGGTGGTAATAGTTGTCGTTTCTTGACTTAATCCAAACAAGATCAGGCTGCCAACCATTGCCGCTGTTGTCTGCAACCGTAAGACTTCTGGCTGCTGAAGTTCCGCTGTAAGTAATGGTCTGAAAATAATCCGACCCATCCGCAATGTCCGGCGCGGGCAGGTTGGCGGTGTTCAGTGCGTTGAAGCCGGTCGGTGGGGTGTAGGCAAAGGCGCGTTGTCCGAAGTTGTACCGTACGTTTTGGGCAGTATTTGCCGCCGTCGAGGTGAACGGAACATAGGTATAGCTATTTCCTGAATATGATTCAGTGTTGCCTATTGCCGTTCCATTTACATAATACTGAACGGTATTATTGTCAGCGTCTACAGCTACCCCGCAAACATCACTTGCATTTCCATACCCTGCGCCCCAAGCGGTAACGCTTTGGTAAGTAACTCCATTCCAGTCCTTGGTAATTCTGCCCCGTGATTGATAACTAACGTAATCAGAACTATTCCAAGTCCATGGGTAAGCAATAATGCCGGTACTGATAAATGGATTTGGACTGCCAGCGGTAAGCTGCTCAACTTCCCAATACCACTTGCCTGATTTAGGAACCGTGAAGTTGGCAACCCAAGCACCATCACCTACATCACGATTCATTGCCGCGACGAGATTCCCTTCACTAAGATCAACGCCCATTGAGCTTGCCGGATCGTCACCCCTTTCAAGTGCGTTCCACGTTGGATAGTTCGTCGTCGGCGTGTCAAACATCACGTCCGTACCAGTGCCGGAGGTAGTGAAGCCAGAAGCGGTGAAGTTATTACCGTTGCCGCTGTGGTCGTGACCGATGCCGTTGGTGGCACTGGGGTCGAACTTCATATACCAACCATTTGTGCCGTAGCTCAGTCCGCTTACTTCAATGGGACGCCAGACACCGTTATCGTCGTATTCACCAAAGCTAGTTTCGTCATACGCTGTGCCATCAACATAATGAAATTCTGCTAAATAGAAATTTCCATATTCAGAAGAGCTGCGAGTATTTCGCCCGATCTCAACCGGATCTCCTGAGCGGTTTGGCGTTGTATCCTGATTTTGACCCGGCCAATAACCTGTGTTGATAGCATCAGTAATCGTTGAATCACCATTGACCCACATTTTTATGCGGTCATTTTGTGTTGCCTGTGTCGTGTCAACTGCAATTACATAATGCGCCCAGGCGCTTGGATCTCTTTGCACGCCGGTAGTGGCACGCAAGGGTCTTATATAACTTGAAAAAATAAGCTCATCGTTTGTAGCATAACTGCTGCCATTTACAAACCGAATATCATGCCCGCTGGTTTGCTGGCTGTTTGCTTCACCATCAACACTCCAAATTGTATGGTTACCGCCTAACGCCGCACGTTTTACCCAAAAACTAAACGTGTAAATGTCACGACTGCCAGTGCCAGAGTTGGTCCGATACAAGTACGAACTCCCATCAAACCGCAAGCTCTGCTCGATCTCATACGCAGGCGCTCCACCACCAGCAAGCAGAAAATTGGCGCTTCCGGGGATACCCATTGATCAGCTGAAGTTGGTGAGCAGTGTTGCGTGGATGCTAGTCGTAGTTCGCACCGCATAAGCCAGGGCATCTACCGCTCCACTCCCAGTTGAAATCGTAGGCGGGTTACCACCAGAAAAATCCCAGTAGCTACCAAACGCAAGCGTTCTCGCCGTGCTGTCTTGGGTGATAAAGATCACGCCAGATTGCCCAGCCGTCAGGTTGCTTGGATTTGCCAGCGTGGTGTTCTCGCTCAGCGTGATGCTGAAATTATTAGCCGCTGCAAAGTCAGGCGTTGCCGTGCCAGAGCTGCTGCTAAAGCTGGTAATCGTGCCGCGCTGTGCTTTGGTAAAGCTCTGAGTGATCGCAAGCCCTGCCAAGGTTGAAGTGGCATTAGGCAGCGTCAGGGTGCGATCCGCCGTGGGATCGGTAACCGCCAGCGTGGTCTCGAAGTCGTTATCGGTTGCGCCTTCAAATACCAGAGAGGCAGCATTGCCAAGCGTGACAGCGCCGGTAAAGGTGCCGCCAGCCTTCGCCATGTAGGTGCTGCTAGCGCTGCTGGTGGTCAGCAAGCCAAGGTTGGCCGACCCAAGAGCGCCAACGGTTATCCAAGAGCTATCGCTGGAATCCCTCAGTTTGAGGGTTGCGGTATTGGTATCAGCCCACCACTGATAGGCGTAGGTGGTAGCGGGCTCGGTGCTGCTGCTGTTATTGCTGACAATCGCGGCCAGGGCATTATTGAGATCACTCCTAACGGCACTGCCCGTGCCATTGGCGATTACATAATCATGAGTCGCCACAACGTTTCGACCAGAATTTCACCCACTCTATCCGGCCTTGCCGTAACCAGTTGCCGACCAATTGAAGTTGCGGTCAATAGCAGTGCCGCCGCTATTTTTGAACGTCACCGTAAAACCAGTGCCGCTAACGCTGCTCACCTCAAAATAATCACCGCTCTGCATATTCTGAGCAGTAATGCCGACGCTAGGCAAATAGCTGTTGCTGCCAAGCAGTGATGCCGTGCCGGTAAAGAAGCCATTTCCAAATGTGATCGCTTTAGCTCCGGCGCCGCTGGCCACCGCACTGGCGCTTTGCTCTGTACGACGGGCAAACTGCGCTAAATAGCCCAGCTCATCCACAAGGATGTTTTGCGCTGTATCCGTAGAGCTGAGTTCAGTTTTGAACTGGAAAGCCCTGGCCTTAAACGTACCGTTGGCAAAATCCTGCCAGCTGCTCCAAGTCGGGCTGCCGCTTGGGTCGTCGTCCGTTCTTCGCACGAACAATTTGGCGTTTACCTTGTCCACTACATCACCATCCCAGTCATCCCAGCTATCGACGTTTTCATTCCGGCTATCGACAAGATCACCGGGATAAAAACCACGAGTAACAAAACGACGCTCAAGATCCAACGAATAAACGCTTTCAAGATCAAGCGTGTTTGTGAACTCATAAGTGGCGCTTGATAGCACGTCGCCAAGAACATCAAAAAAGTCAAGCTCATCAACGTCGGTCACATCGTCAAAATTTTCATCGCCGTCAATGATCAGCGCGTCGTAGGTTTCGTCATAGAAGCAATCAGTTTTATTTCCTTGGAATGGCGGGGCGTCTTGATCCTCCCGCCGATCTTCTACCAGCAGCCGGCCAAGCGTGTCAGGCAGATCAATGATCACGCTGGTTTCATTGGTGCTAAGCCTGCCGCCATCATCGGCAAACTTCACCAGCACTTCGCCTTCAATTAGCGGGATTTTGGCGCTAGTAGAGCTGCCCGCAACTGCCTCAATCAGGTCAACTGAATTGCTCCAACTGGCGCTGCCATCAATAAGGCTGCTGTGGCGGATATAAACCTTGCCGCCGTTTTTAACGTCAAGATCGGTCGTCTCATCCCATTTAAGTGTTCCCTCTTTGTCGCTAGTAGCTTCAAAGCGCAGATTCTGCACATCAGCAGGAACTGCAGTTTTGCCAATAGCAGCAAAGCTCAGGCTGGCAAAATCACTGGACTGCCGGCCCAATGAATTGATGCTGTAAACCTCAATTGTGTAAGTCGCTGCTCTGGTGTCTAGGATTTCATAATCAGGCTTGGTGACGGTCGCCGTTTCCCAGTTATCGTCGCCGGCCCTATAGCGCACCTTGTATTGGGGGATGCCTTTAACAGCAGACCAGCTGACAACAATTTTGACTTTGGCTTTATCGTTCTGCGCGTAAAACTTTTCCTCTGCTTTCGGGCTGGACGGTGGATTAGGTATTGCGTTTAGGTTGCTGATCGTGCGGGATTGCAATGCGTAGCCGCGTTCAACATGGTCATACTTGCTGACGTTGTATTTAAGGCCGGTGATTTCATAAACGTGGCCATCGGTTTCCCGAACGCTTAAAACTCGATACTGCTGCGTTTGCAGTGAGTCGGTTTGAATAATCCAAATGCTGTTTGCATTGGGCTGTGTTGACCAGTTCTCATCAACTGTGATCAATGTGCCGGTACGGCTGATGATGTTTTTGGTTTCAACCGTGCCATCAGGCAGGATTACGCTTAGCGTGGCATCGTCATCCGGCAGGCCAGTGGCATCATCAACGTTGATAGTTTTGGCCCCAGAAGCAACAATCCGGCCACCAAAGCGAACGCCTGCCCTAACTGGATCCTGAACGTCTACAACCGCACCTGGGCGGATAAGTGAGCCCGCATCAATAGAGGTAGCAAAGGTGAGTACCTCGTGCTCTTGCTGTTCGGTGTAGAGAATCCACTGGCCCAAACGGTTCGCTTGGCCGCGTGAGGTGCAAGCAAACGCTTTGATCTGAGTGGTAACAACGCCGTATTTTTCAATGGCGTCACGATCCTCTACAACCTCGTAATTGATCTCGCGGGTTTCAAGATCTAGGTAACCAACAATGGCGACAGTGTGCCGAGTTTTAAGGTCAGAGCCGGCATAGCTAAAGCCATCCTCAGTGACATTGGCCCGTGTGAATAGATAGCTGGGATCAGTTGGCTTATCCTGCGTAATAGTCAAAGTGCCGGTTGACCAGTACGGCTGACAGCGCATAACGCTGCACAGGTCATTGATTAGCTTGTATGCCTCGTATTGATTTTGAATCAGAGCATTACAGCTAAACCGAGCCTCTTTTCCACCAAAGCCATCATCAACAAGTCCATTGCAATACTGGCTGGCAGAATAGAACGCAAATTTATCTAATTGAGCGGCTTCAATATGATCCCCAAAACCGTACCTCTTGCTGGTCAAAAGGTCGAATAGCACCCAGGCCGGATCGCTACACCATTGCGCAGCGCCAAAGGTTCCGGTCCAAGTGCCGCTATAAGTGACCCTGCCAGTATCTTGGTCAACCGTGGCATTGTTAGGCAGCTGAACCTTGATCCCTCGTATGCGATATGAACGCGCAGGGATTGAGTTGAACTGTTCAGCCTGAAAGCGCAATGCAACCAATGCGCTGTTTGGATAACGGAGCTTTTGATAAATAAGCTCGGTGTAAGCCGTGAAGAATGTTGGGCTAACGTTGGTGTCTGAAGAATCGCCAGATTCGCGGACAACGCGAATATCAACAGGGAAAGCGCCGTCTAAATCAATGACATAATCGCGCTCATATTTATCGGCTGTTCTGCCGCTAATTGTGTCGCGCTTGGCTTCGGTAAAACCGCCGCCGTTGTACTGAACATCAATCCGAATGGTGACGGATGTGCCAAGGATGTCACCTTCATTGGTGCCACGCTCAAGACGGCTAACGGCCATGCTGATTCGCACGGCGTCAACGTTGGTATCAGTAATCTGCCGGGTTACTGGCGTTGCTTGTTTAACTTCAATGTTTACCGATTGAATGTCTTCAGTCGCGCCAAATTTTGAGATATAGCTTTGCGCGTTGGTGCCGTACCTAGTCTCTACTGTTACGCCTTTGAAGTTGTAGTCTGAATCCGACAGGTCAGTTACATCAGCGCCGGATCTAAGGATTGGCGTATCAGTTAAATAAACGTCTTTTAGCAGTGCTTTGTTGTAATTGTCAGTGCCCCTGGTGTAATTTCTTGCAGAAGGGAAACCCTCAATCTCGCCTTCTGAAATAAGGTCCAAAATATTGCCATAGGCCGTAGAGGCCAAGTTGTCAGCCGTTCGCGTTGGCGTGCGAACTGCAGGCGCAGCAGATTGCTGAACTTGTACCGTTTGCTGGACGACTGTTTGGCCACCGCCACCGCCACCACCAGCGCCAATGATCTGGTTTTTATCTTTGTCTGCCATGATCAGATGTTATCTACGTCGATGCCGGCAGAGATAACAACCGAGCCGACTATGGTTTCACCAAAGATCAGGGGAACGCTGACGCCAGCCCTTGAAACGTTTTGAATGCCGCTAAAGCTATAAGACGCTTGCGGATCCATCTCCGTATTTTCAGTGGTCTTATTAGCTGTCGTCGGGTTGAATGACACTGGCCCGAATTGCCCCATCTGCGGCGTAGGACTTAGCAGCTGTGCAACACCGCCAAGCACCAAGCTGGCGCCAACAGCACCAACAGCAAACATAGAAGTAAGGCCAAAGGCTGCAGCAGGCACAAACACCGAAACCGCAATCAATGCAATGCCGGCAATGATTTTGCCTACACCACCGGCACCACCAATCACCGGGACAATTTGAATACAGCCTGATGCAGGAAAATTGATCTCATCAACGTCGCGCTCAGAGTTATCAACTATGACTTTGTAATGCTGTTCGGTCATGTGCCTTTCCAGCTTTGGAAAATTAGCCAGCAGCATCCTTATGGCTTCACCAGCGCTAGAAACTTCAGCTAAAAAGCGCCGCTTACCTACAAACTTTGCAAGTGCGCCGTAGAGCTTAATTTCGCGCATCGTATCGCAGCACCTTGCCAGTGCATTTTAGGAGCCATTCCCCTAAAAGGTCTCTAGAGCTAAGCCGGCCCCTGAGGTGATGCAACACCAGCTGATCACCGATATAAACGCCAACATGATTCAACTTGTTTGACTCAATAGCCATTAGCAAGGCGTCGCCCTCTTGCATCTCTTCTAGCTTCACCTCTCTAAAACCGATCTCCTCCCAGCAGTCATCAAACATCGGCTGGCTGTTGAACTCTTCAGGCGTCGTTGGCCTGTCCCAGTCGCGCAGTTCAATCCCCTGCTCGGCGTACCAGTCCCGAACCAAGGTCCAGCAGTCGGTTACACCCCAAACCCATTCACGGCCAATCAACGGCGCTCTGTAGCCCTCTGGCTTGCATTCACCCCATTGCTCAGTCTTAGGGTTAATGATGTACCAAGGCAACCCAGACTTTTCGCAAGCCACTCGGTCTGCTTGGCTTGGTTGTGGCGGCGTTACCGGATGGCTATGGATGATTGCTACGACTTCACCTTGATCCTCAGCGGCGGCGTAATCGACTGGATCGAGGATAAAGAGATCACTACCCTCAGCCAGATTTTTACATGGCCAATACCGCTCACGGCCTTTGATGATGACCAGCAAACCGCATGATTCACGCGGGTCTTCTGCCTTCGCGTGCTCAAGCGCTTTTGCCTTGGCCGTTTTCTTCATCCGTTAAACGCGCCGATGCCAGGGAACCCGCCAAAGGGTAATTCATTTTCTTCCCCAAAACGAACTTGGCAGCTGCTTAGCTTTTTGCCGCATTTGTCATCGGCGCTATCGGTAACGGCCTTGTCGTTCTCGTCGTAATAATCAGTGCCGCTATAGCCACACTCTGAACCCTTGTAGATCCATGGGCAAAGGTTGGCGTGGCATTGGCGCTTGGGAGCCCTGATGCCGGCCAAGTCAAATACAGCTGACGCCTCAAATTCGACTAGATCACGGGTCTCAGCAACCTTGCGACTGATGTAATAAATCTCAGATGGCATGACACTAGAAGTGTCAGCCGTGCCATAAGGATTGCTTGCCTCGTCAGGAAAATTGGCGTCGTCGATGTAACGCACCAAAGTGCGAATGCGCGTCAGCTTGGCGCCTGTTAGATCGTTGCCAGCATTGGAAGCATTGACGCTAAGCAAGACGGCTGTAATCGTGCCAAACATGTTGGACACACGCACCGTTGGCCTGGGCAGCGTGCCACTGTCGGCTTTGTATTCAAACCCCTCAACCTGAATAGGAAACCGGCTATAGGTGTTCCCATCCCAAATGATGTCGCCGTTGCTGTTGAATTGATTGGTGCCGGCATGAAAGCGGTAGGTAAAGTCAACACCATGCAGGGCCGCAGACAGCTCAAGCTCAAACAGTTCAATAATGCTGCTTGGGTTGACCTTCTGTAGTTCTGAATGCGGGTTAGCCATTAGGGCTCAAACACCTCACGGAAGGTAGCCGTAATGGTGGCCCGATTAACAAATGGGATCCGCTTGGTCCACTGCTCACAAACCCACTTGTAAGAAGTGGTTTCATCTGGCGGCGTCCAATCAAACGATGCCGCATCTTCTGCCCTGGCATCTAAAAACGTTTCGATCGTGTCAGCGTCAGTCTCTGACACCTCCCAAGTCAAAGACCATTCCTTAGGGTTCATGTGGCCGGGGATGCCATACAGCAAACGCTGTTCGTAACCATCGCCAAACTGAATTTTTTTTACCTTCGGCTGGCTGCTCTTTTGTGCGCCGTAGGTAGGCGTAATCGAAGGGAAAGTAGCCATTATGCGAGCAATCCTCCGGGTCGTTTCTGGCGTACCAGTTCCTGCCGAACTGCCATGCCAATTGCTTCGCCCAGCTTATTCGCATTGGGCTCATTGCCCTCAGCTTGAGTGCCTTTGGCGTCTACGTTGACCACCACCATTGCACCGCCGCCACCACCGCCACCGCGAGGAACAAACAGCTCAGGGCCTTTTTCTCCAACCATGTAGTTGGAGCCCGGCGAAACGGGACCACCGTTTGCACGCGGAGTGGCATGGCCAAACCGTGCGCCAAAACTTTCCATTACGCCCTGCCGGTTGCCACCGAAGTTTCCAATGCCAAACATTGCCGCCATAAAGAGCGGATGGAATGGCATAAACTTGCCGCCCAAATCAACCATCCTGGGCAGCTTGTGATTAGGAGTGATTTTGCCCCCAATGCCCGGCCTGAAATACTCTGGCCCGTTCTCTCCAACGATGTAGCCACGTCCGCCGCTAACCCGACCACCGCGAGCTTTGAAGCCGCCAAAGGTAGCGCCAGAGATTGAACCACCAATGCCAGCACCAACACCGCCGCCGCCGTAGCTGGCACCGCCTAAAGAACCGCCAATGCCAAGGCCGGAAACCTTGCCGCCTAATGCGCCAGCACCGCTAAGCCCTGGGGCTGTCATGTTGCTAGCGCCAAAGGCAGCACCAACACCGGGGAACAGGCTAGAAATAATCTTGAATGCCATCATCCGAATGGCGGCCTTGATAATGTCGGTCGCCATATTTAGGAAGCTTTGCGATATTGACTGGAAGAAATTCGCCAGCGCTTGCTTGGCACTCATCGTGCCATTGATCATGCCAGCAATGGACGTTGAGAATGCATCGGCAATACCGCCAGAGATATTTTTAATCGCCAGCATCGGGCTTTGAAGCTCTTTGAATTTCTTTTTCAGTTCCTCTAAGTGCTGGGTGCGCTCACCACCCTTTTCAAAGATCCCGCCAAACTCACCACCGAACTGGCCAGGAGTTACAGCAGCACCGGCAAAGGCGTCCGCAATCTCTTGCCGCAGGGCTTTGATCTTCTCTGAATAATCAAACTCAGTCTGCAGTAATGCATTCATGCGTTCACGCGACTTCATCTCGCGCTGCATGATCTGTTCACGCTCTAGCAGTTTTTCGATATAGGCAACCTCTTGAGCATTGCCCTTGACCTTGGCTTCACGCAATAGGTTCTCTAGTTCAAGCTGCTTCTGCGAAATATCCTTTTTCTTGCTCGCCTTGGTTAGATCCTTGGTCGCGTTTTGCTGCCGCTGATATTCGGCCTCATCACGCTCTGCCGCAATGTTCAATTCATCGCGCAGCTTGAGGATGCGAGCATTGGTAGCGTCAAGCGCTTTCTTGGCTGCTATCTCGGCAAAGCCGCCACCCGTCTTGCCGGATTCAGACAATGCAAGACTTGCAACCTTTTGCTGCTGCAAAGCCTGAGTTGCAATCTCTGCAGCCAATGCTGTTTGCAGCAGCTCAGTGGTCTGGCCTTTTAATGCTTGCTCAAACAGCTGTGTATTTTTCTTGGCTTGCTCTGTCTCGTCGTAATAGGTTTTTACCGCCAGCGCCACCAACGCAAATGGCAATGCCACCAAGGCACCCTTGGCCAAAACGCTGGCAGCAGCAAACGCTTTTTGTGCTCCGGCTGCAAAGTAGATGGAAGCGCCAAAGAACCGATACAGCGCAATTTGCTGCCTAAGGAACTCAACCATCTGCAACGCCAGCACTGATTTCATCGCCTTTTGCAAAGCGATGTAAGCGGCAGTTGCAACGCCGATTTGTGCGGCCATCTGGCCCGCTTCTTTGGGAATCTTCGAGAACAGATCGAATAGATCTGTCATCACGTTGAGAACCTTGGTTACCGCAGGCTCAACACCCTTGGCCAGCTGCTCTTGGAAGTCACGGAAGCTCTCGCCCAAGCTGTCAACAGCGCCCGCATAACCAGCACTGCCAGCAGCCTTGGCCGCGTCGCCGTACTGCTTCTCAATCTCCTTAAGGATGAAGTCCTGGGCCTCAGCAGCCTTGCCGGCCTCAACCAGCTTTTTAATGACCTCTTTCTGTGCGTCAGTAAATTGCGTGCCAGCCCGTGAAAGCGCCGTAAGGCCCTTGACGGGATCCTGCAACGCCTTGGCCAACTGCAGCAGAGAGCTGTTTACGTCTTGCTTGGTGACCTGCGCAACGTCTGCAGCAGCCTCAGCAACGCGCTGGTAACTGCTAACTGCAATGGTCTGGAAGCTAGTAAGAAGCGCAAAGCCTCGGGTGAAATCTTCCTGATTAAATAACGTCGCCTTACCCAGCCGATCTGCCACCTTCTGCAGGCGCTCTAATTCGCCAGCAGCAGCACCAACTTTGCGCAGGCCATTCTCTAATGCAGCAGCATCAGCCTGACGCTCGCCAAGAGTTTTCAGGCTGCGGCCAAGCAGGTTGACCGCGCCAGTAATAGCAACAACCGGACCAACAACGGAACGGAACGCAATGCCAAAGCGTTGAACGTTGGCAGTAGCGCTGGCCGTTGCCTTGCTAGTCCGGTTGACCTGGGTTTCTAGCTTTCTGGTTTCCTGCTGAGCTTTTCTGAGGCCGGTTACAGCTTGCCGCGTATCTACGTTTAGCCTTACCTGAGCCTCAGCCACGGTGCTACCTCTCGTGGCTCAAGTCTACCGACGGGATGACTTGGCCCGATCTGATTGCTCTTTTTCCATTTCGGCTTTGACCTCATAGTAGGCAGCAAAGTGCATGAACTCCGCATCGGTTAATTCGGTGCGGAGCCTGCTTACAGTCATGCCTAAATCGCAGGCCAGGTGAAACTCAAAGAAGAGCCACCCATCCTGCTTTAGTCGTTTTTTGCTTCCTGCAGGTTGGCGTCATCGCCAAGGCCAAACAGGAACAGCTCAAGTTCGTTCAGCACCGATTCAGGCAGTTGGCGCTTGAGCTTTGGCGCGTCGCCAGGTTCAAACGCCTTGCTGCCATCCTCTAGCTCTGCCATTTGGCACAGCATCTGGGTGCTGATTTCTAGTGCCTCTTCGCTGTTGGCAAGCGTCGTGGCCCGTTGCCGATCGGATCGCGTAATTGGCTTGAAATACAAGTCAAGTACAGGCTGTCCATCAGCACCCTTAACGACGAATTTGCGCCGTTGGTTCAGATCAAAAGAGCTGATCAGGAGATCAACTGCACGGGTTTTGGCAGGCATTAACAATCAAGGCCCATAAGCAGGCCAAGACTATCACCACCTGCCAAAAGAAGCAGCCTCAGA